GATGAAGGATGAACGAGATCTATGCCGAGCTAGGCGAAGATGACCGGATCACCCTGTTCAGCCGCAAGGCGAACGGGGAGCCCGACGAAACGCTGTGGAACGACTCCTATCAGATCAAGATGATTCCCGGTAAGAAATGGGACCGCAAGGCGAAGCGCTGGACGCTCCCGAAGTCGTACGCCGCGTGCATCGTGCTCCGTGAACTGTTCGGGGAACGCATCGTGGTCGAGCCCGAGCTTGCAACCTGGGCGCGTTACGCCCGTGACCACCGTAACGAAGTGCTGGCACTGCGTGAAGCTCTCGAACTTGTTGAGGCATCGCCGTTTAAAAACGACCACGACAACATCCTGTACCCGTTCCAGATTCCGGGTCGTGACTTTCTGGTCAAAGCACGCAATGCTCTCATCGGTGACGAGATGGGCAGTGGCAAGACTTTGCAGACACTCGCGGCTATTCGTGCTGTCAACAAACAGGATAGCTACGATGTATGGGGAACCGGTGATCTGGCTGGAACGGGCTACGTCGAACAGGGCGCGTACCCCGCGCTGGTTGTCTGTCCTAACTCCCTGAAACGGAACTGGGAACGCGAAATCAAGCGATGGCTGCCCGAGGCGAACCCGTTCGTGATCCAAGGCAGCGCTGCAAAGCGTCGTGCTCAGATCGTCGAAGCTGCCGAAGCATACAAAGCGATCATCATCGTGAACATCGAAGCGATGAAGTTGCACTCTCGGCTGTCCTCCTACGGTTCGACGCGTCTCAAACGCTGCATGGACTGCGAGACGAAGACACAGCCAGGGACGCCGGGCTTGAAAGAGTCATCCTGTGAGGTGCACGAAAAGGAACTCAACCGCATCCCCTTCAAGGTGTGCGTGCTCGATGAAGCGCACCGGGTGAAGGACCCGAACGCTTTGCAGACGCGCGCCATTTGGAACGTGTTCCACGGCCCGACTGTCGAATACCGATGGGCGCTCACTGGTACTCCGGTGGCGAACCACCCCGGCGACTTGTGGTCAATTGGGCACGCTATCGCGCCGGACGTGTTCCCGTCGAAGTCTGCCTTCATCGACCGGTACGCCCGGATCGAATACAACCACTTCGGCGGTATGTCAATCGTCGGCCTCAAGCCCGAGAACAAAGAGGAGTTCTTCAAGATCCTTGACCCGCACTTCCGCCGCATGATTAAGGCGGATGTCCTCAAGCAGTTGCCCGACAAGGTGTTCATGCGACGTGATGTCGAGATGAGCCCCAAGCAGGCGAAGGCGTACAAGGACATCGCCGAACAGCTCGTCACCGTGCTTGAAGACGGAACGGTTCTCGTGGCCAACGGGAACCTTGCTGGAGCAACCCGGTTGCTGCAATTCGCGTCCGCTTACTGCGAGGTCGAACAGGGGGAGACCCCCGAGGACCCCGCTACGTGGCTTGTGTCGCTTACCGACACGCCGAAGTCCTCGAAGATTGATGAACTCATGTCGATCATCGAAGACGATCCGGGCAAGCCGATGGTGATCGCTGCCGAGCACCGGCAGCTCATCGACCTTGCAGCGGCCCGCATGACCGACGCCGGTATCCCGTTCGCTCGGGTGACCGGTGGCGTGTCTGCGGATGAGCGGGACGCGGCGGTGCAGGCGTTCCAGGACGGGAAGATCGACTATCTTCTCTTCACTTACAAGGCCGGTGGTGTCGGGCTGAACCTCACGCGAGCGGATACGCTCGTGAGGTTGCAACGCGGGTGGTCACTCGTAGAGCAACTACAGGGCGTTGACCGTATCCACCGGATCGGCTCCGAGGTGCACGACAAGGTGACCATCATTGACTTGGTGGCCGCTGGAACGATCGAGGAGACGCAGCTTGAGCGGCTGTACGACAAGGCCGAACGGCTTGAGGAGATCGTGCGCGACCGAGCTAAACTCCTCGCGCTGGGCAAGACCACCGATGATCTGGACGCGGAAGCGGCCCGGATCGAAGCAACCGGATTGATGGGAGGATAGGACATGAGTACGTCAACGTTCGTCGTGGGGATTATGCCCGCTGACGAGAACTATCGGAAAATGAGTGCCGTTTACAATGCGTGTACGGATGCCGGTATTCCGGTGCCCGATGAGGTGCACGACTTCTTTCGCGGGGACAAGCCCGACGCGGCCGGGATGATCATCGATCTCGATTCGTGGAACAACACAGGGGCGGACATCGCGCGGGAATGGTCCGATGAGAGCTACCGAGGTTACGAGATCGACGTTGCACGAATCCCGGCAGGCGTGAAGACCATCCGATTCTACGGGAATTGGTAGGAACATGCCCAGCATGAACTACGATGACCCTCGCGCTACGCCCGAGTACATCGCCAAGGAAAAGAAGCGCAAGCGCATCGCGAACCTGAAAGTGTTCGTGGAGCGCTGGTCGCCTCGATACGAAGCCGAAGTGAGAGAGGAGAGGGGACGTGAGGCGATTCAGTCAAAGCGAGTTTAAGACGTTCAGCTGTGCTCGTCGGTGGTGGTTGAGCGACTACCGCAGGTTGTCCCCGATCTCCTACAACCCCTCGGGCCCGCTCCGGTCCGGGAGTCGCGTGCACACCGCGCTTGAGGCGTTCTACGGGCCGAACCCCGAGACGCACCTTGATGCGCTCAAAGCGGTTCAGGATGCCGACTGGAACGCGTATCTGGAGAACTGCACCCAACTGGGCGTGTACCCAGATGTCGAGGTGTCGAAGGCGTTCGATAAGGACTGCGAGCTTGAGCGGGCGATGCTGGAAGGCTACGCCGATTGGGTTGCGGAGTCCGGCGTAGATGCCGGTATCGAGTTCGTGGCAATCGAGGAGATCGTGTCGGTTCGCGGTTCGGACTTCGCGCCTGAGATCGTGGAACGGTTCGGCGAGTTCGAAGTCGTCGGCAAGCTCGACGCTCGGGTGCTTCGGCTCATGGACGGAGCGCGGAAATTTGTCGACCATAAGACCAGTGTGAGCCTTACGTCCGCATTGAGCACATTGCACATGAATCCGCAGATGCTCCACTACGGGTGGCTGGAACGCATGACGCAGCCCGAAGGCACGTGGAGCGACGGCGCACTGTACAACGTTCTCAAAAAGGTCAAGCGCGGCAAGCAGGCGAAGCCACCGTTCTACGACCGGTTCGAGGTGAACCACAACGGTGAGCAGATCGCGTCCTATGAACTGCACATGAAGCGGAAGATCACTAAGATCTTCGAACTCGAAGCACTGCTCAAAGACGCCACGGTCGAAGAGCAAGCGCACATCGCGGAGCCGAGCCCTGACGACTCTTGTTCTTGGAAGTGCCAGTTTTTCACCTTGTGTCCGCTTTTCGATGACGGCTCCCGCGCGGAGGACATGGTGCGCGAGGAGTTCGCCGAGCGTGATCCACTTGCCCGCTACGCCGCATGATATAATTCAGACCTAGACAAAGAGGAAGGATGCAATGACCGAAGACAGAAACCCGCGACACAACGCGACGTTCCTCGTGTACGCCGAGACGAAGCGCGGCAAGTCGACGCTTGGGGCCAGTTGCCCTGGTCCGGTACTCGCGCTCGACGCCGAAGGGTCCTGGAACGCGTTTGAGGGACGCAAGAACCCCAACAACCCGAACCAGCCCTACCGCGTCGTGTGGTGGGACCCGAAAGAGGCACCGCCGAAGGCGGACGGGACCTGGGACATCTGCGTGGTCGACGTGCTGCGATGGGAAACCGTCGAGCAGGTTATCCAATGGACGCTCATGCCTGACCACCCGTTCCAGTCGATCGTTATCGACTCGGTGACGCAGTTGCAGAAACGCTGCAAAGAGGCGCTGCCCGGTTTCCAGTCCGGGAACCAGCAGTATTCGGACTGGGGCCAACTCCTGACCCGCATGTCCGAGAAGATCCAACGGTTCCGCGACATGGTGAAGGACGTACGCAACCCGTTCCGGGTGGCGCTGTTCACTGCCGAAGGTGACCTTCGGCAGGACGGCAAGTACGTTCCGAACATGGAAGGCGCGCTTCGCAAGGGCATCGCGTATTGGATGAACACCACGGCCTGCTTGACGGTCAAGCAGGTGCCGAACGCGGACGGCATCATTGCCGCTGACAGCCCGTTGGTTCGCTCGCTCATGGTGAAGCCGAACCCGAACTACATCACCGGTTCGCACTTCGAAGACCGGTTCGAATCCAACACCGTTGAAAACCCCAACATCACGCAGATGATGGGCCAAATCTTCCCCGGCTTCGTGCCGGAGTAAGGATCACGAATCATGACTACTGTCCCGTGGGATGTCCTGGTTGCCAAGGCCAAGGAAAGCGGCGTTACCGAGGTCGCGCCGATCGGAACCTATCAGGTGCGCATCGAGGCCGCCGAAGCTGGCGAGTCCAGCCAGAAGAAAACCCCTCAGATCGAGGTGCGTCTCAAGATCACCGAAGGTGAGCACGCAGGCAAGCGGCCCACGACGTTCCACCACCGAATCTACATGACCGAGAACAACGCGAGCCTGTTCATGAAGAGCATGAAGGCCCTCGGTATCACTGATGAGGCCCTGGTGCAACAGCGTCCGACGCTTGACCAGATCGCGCGTGCGATCATCGGCAAGACGGTCACTGTCAAGACGCAGGAGGCCAAGCGTGACGGACAGGTCCAGATGGACCGGGACGGCAATCCGCAGGTCGAAGTCTCTTGGGAACTCAAGCCCCCGCGCGACGGCGCTATCGCGGTCACCGAGTTCCCGCCTGTCGGTGGCGGTCACGTCGGCACGAACGCCAGCACTCATGGCAGCCCGATCGACGCCGGTTTCTAGATCAACCAAGGGGCTCCCTCACCGGGAGCCCCTTTCACTCTTTGGAGGTAAACTCGTGTACGTGGCGACAAATCGACAGAAAAAGAACGCGTTCGAGAAGCGTGCGGAGATGCAGCGGAAAGCAGCGGAACCCGCACCAAAGGCCGCTCCCCGCGCGACGCCCACCCCGGTAGCGGAGCCGAAGCCTGATCTCGAAGCGATGAAGGCTGCGGCTGCGGAAGCGGCTGCTCTGGTTCACGCGTCCGCACCCAGCATGGAAGCGGGCGGGGTCGTAGCGCAGGGCGTTGAACCTGAGGAGAGCGTAATCGAACAGGGAGAGCACATCGTGCCACTTGACGACGGTGCCCCGGCCGGAACCGAACCCAAGCGCGGCCGTCCGATGTCCGCTGCGGTGGCGAAGCGGAACGCTACGATCCTACAGCTTCTCGCCGAGAACCCGGAAGGACTCTCGAAGCCGCAGCTTGCTACGGAACTCCAGGAGAAAGAGGCCAACGTGTACACCTCACTGCGCCGTCTCCAGAGTGACGGGAAGGTTCGCATGGAGAACACCGAAGGTACCAAGTACCTATGGTACCTGGTCTGACCTGCGGAAACGTTCAGGGGTACCCCGGTGTTGACAGCATCGGGGGCACCTGTTAGGGTTAGGACATCGCAAGCAAGACCAACGACCAAAGGATGAAAGATGGACACTGCGATTCTGACCGTGCACACCACGCTGTATCTGGTTCTTGGCGCGTTCAACTTCGTTTTGGTTGGCAGGCAGCCGGAAGGCGGCAATAGGCGAAGCGGCACTGCTATGGCAGCATTCCTGTACGGGCTGTTCACGATCACGTTCATGCTCTGGTGGGAAACGCCTGACCTGACTTCGCTGTGCGCTAAGTACTTCATGATCGGGTTCATGTGGATTCCGTTGCTGATCGACCTCAAGAACATCAACAAGCCGTATCGGGTACTGACCATCGGGACTGTGGTTCTCGCTTCGGTTTTCATCGCGGTGCGCATCGGCGTTGTACTGGCGTTCTGGCACTGATAACTGAACATGCACGCGCATGAGCACGCACCTGAAAAGATGAAAGCGGGTCCTCCTTGAGGGCCCGCTTTCTTTCGTGCTATGGTGGGAGTCCCCCAAGATGAAGGACTCATGATGAACGATTTTACGTCCACACCGTCAGGCTCGCTCATGAGCGCGTGCGCGCTCGGCGCGCTCATGCTCGCGCTCATCCTTTGGCGAACCTCCCAGGGTGCGCGCGCACGCGCACGTGAACGCGCGCGCATCTGGGGAGAGATCAAGCGCCCCGACATGGAAGCGCGCGCGCAGCGCAAAGCCGACGCGCGCGCATCAGGCGCGCGCGCAGACGCGCGCCTGCGCATCACGCTCATGAGCGCAGTCGCACTCGTCGCGCTCGCCGCAACGAACCTGAGCGCGCACGCCACGATCACCGCTATTCAGCACATCGGCCTGACCTCGATAGACGCGGCGATCTCCGCCGTAATCGTGTTCGAGGCTTGGCTTGCGATCCTGGGCGCGCTGTCGCTTCGGCACATGACCAGGGGCGACGGGTTCAACCGGTACGAAGCCGGTGTATGGACGATGGCGAGCCTCATGGGCGTCATCGCCTGGTGGGGTGGCGACAGCCCCATCTTCGCGCTGTGGCCGCTCCTCGCAGCCGTGGCGTGGCACGTGGTCATCACCTTCGGGCGTCCGCACAAGCCGTCCGCTCTGGTCACCTGGTGGCGCCTGAAGCGCGGCAAGGCCACATCGCAAGACGCGAGCGCGGTGCTTACCGAACGGCTCATCACGCAGATCGTGAACCACGCCTACGCTGCGAACGTCGGGCACAAGTGGATGCGCGCGCTTCATGAGCGCGCGTACGACCGCGCATGGGCGCGCGCGGATGCGCTCGGCATCCTCACCCCGGAAGTGCGCGCGCGCATCCAGACGCGCATCGCCGCGCGCTATGTCGGTGCGCGCGCGCTCGCTCCCGAAGCGGTCGCGCACATGAACCCCTGGAATGAGCGCGCATCGATGAGCGCGCGCACTCACATCGCGCGCGCAGTGCGCCCGGTGAGCGCGCCTCCCGCGCGCGCACTCGAAGAGAGCGCGCATGTTCCCGATGACACGCGCGCACTCACCGAAGAGAGCGCGCCTGCCGAAGAAGTGCGCGCGGCTGCTCCTGTCGTGAGCGCGCACGGCGCGCAAGAACTGATTGACGCGGTTGCGGCTTACTTCGCCGGGCCCGAGGAGATGAAGGCATGGGCGCAGACGTTCGTGAAGACGAACGGCATCCTACCTAACCGGAAACACCTTGCGGAAGCCTCCCGGCTCTCTGAGGGTAACTGCGGCAAGTGGATGACCCCGGTGCGCAAGGCACTCGGTTACTAGCGGCACAGCACCCGGCACACCCTTAGGGGAGGTGTGCCGGGACCGTGCCAGCGGCACACCCGCTGGCACACCGATAAACCACGGTTGACCTGCGAAAACACCGTTTTGGCACATTGACACGGTGTGCCGAGAGCACCGCTCTCGAAGTGTTTCCGCAGGTCACCGCTACCACGGGAACAACCCGACTGGTGTGCCGTGCCGGTCGGGTGTATAATTAATTCAGACCTAAGACCTTGACGAAAGGATGAAAGATGGAAGTCATGGCCGCAGTAGACGCCACGAACAACGCCGCTACCGGACCGATTGCGGTGGTGCTGTTCATTGCCGCGCATATCATCAACTACAAGTGGGGCCGAGGCACGAAGGTGGCATACGTGGCTCTTGTGCTCGGCATCTTCGCCTCATTCCTCATCTACGCGTCCACGTGGGCAACGTGGATTGCCGACCGGATCACGGGGGGACTCAGCAACTTCGACGCTGTCCCCTCCCATGTCATCATGAGTGTTGTCTGCGTGCTCGCCATCGTGGCGACGGTGGCAGACATTTGGAACGATCCCGACTACAACAACGCTGCCATTTGGGCGTTGCTGATCGGACCCATCGCGGCGCACGGCGCTAGCGGATGGGTGTTCGGACTGGCACAGGTGCTCTACGGGGGCTTGACCATTGTCGTACAGTCGCTTGTTGCTGAGGCCGTAGGCGGATTCTGATGGACACCAAAGAGAACAATGGGCGTGTACTCACGCGCATGGCGCGCACCTCGTGGGGTTATACCCTGCGGGGTGCGCGCGCGCTCGCCGAGGATACGCGCGCATGGACGCGCGCGGAAGGACTCGAAGCGCATATCAAGGAGAAGGATGCGCGTGCAATCGACGCGCGCCACCAACGGGAGATGCGCGCGCACGCGCGCGACTCGAAGCGCAAGGGCGCGCGCTCCATCCCTCCCGTGCGCGCGCACGCGCTCACTGACATTGAGGTGAATGCGCGCGCATTCGGGACGCGCGCATTCCGATGCGCGCTCACGTTCGCTGTTCCCGCATGCGCGCTCATCGTGCCACCGTGGATGCTCATTGAGGGCAACCCCGGTGCGCTCCTCGCGTGGCCTGCCGCGTACGGGTATCTGGCTTGGCTCGGCTGGACACATCGTGATGATGCGGAAGACGAGCTGGTGCAGTCGGTGACCACGATTGCCCCCGTCGAAGAGAAGACGCGCCTGTTCTCCCGGAACCGGCCCGAAGCGGGACTCAAGCCCAACGGGAAAGAATCGGCGATCATTAGCCGGGTACACACCTGGGAGGCGAACGCAGCCGACCGCAAACTCCATGAGGTGTTCCCCGGCTCGCCGATTATTGATGAGTCCGGCATCCTCATTCCGATGGAGTTCGCGGGGCTGTGGACGCCTGCGAAGCTCGATAACCAGGTTGACCAGCTTCGGGCACTCCTCGCGGTACCAGATGAGGTCAAGACGCAGGTGAAGCCTGGCGGCACCGCCGACCGCGCCGTCCTGCGCATCCGTACTCGCGTGCGGGACCTGGACCTCACATGGACTCCCGATCGCAAGGGGCTCGGGCTCAACGCCGACACGGGCGAAGTCGTCTATGTCGACGTAACCGACCGTCTCAGCGTCGCGGGCATGTCGGGAGCGGGCAAGTCCGTTGCGTTGCGCGTGCTCATGGCGGAAGCGCTCAGTTTGCCGAACACCATGCTGGTCATCATCGACCTCAAGGTTGAAGGGGCGTTGTGGTCGCACGTTGCGCGCGTTGAATCCGAGGCAGATGGTATCCAGTCGGTTATTGACGACCTGGTGACCGAGATGAAAGAGCGCGAGACGATCATGCGCACTGAAAGCCTTGACACATGGGAACCCACCCCCCAACGTCCGCGTATCGCCGTGGTTGTCGATGAGGGTGCGGAACTCATGTCCGAAGTTCCCGACTCCGTGAATGGCCTGCGCTCGATCGCACGCCGCGCGAGGTCGGCAGAGATTCCGCTGTGGTGGGCCACGCAGAAACCCACGGTGACCGGACCGGGTAAGGGGCTCGACTCTGCGATATCGGCGCAGCTCACCTCACAGGTGTGCATGGCTGTGTCCAGTCCGACCGAGGCGCGCAACGTGCTTGGGGAGGATGCCACCGCTAAGGGCTGGCACGCGGAAGATCTCCTCAAGGGCGGGTGGTCGTTGGTGCGGGTGCAGGGTGAGGACCGGACCCCGGACCCCACCCGCGTGTGGCACATGACCAAGGAACACGTCAAGGCGTTGGAGCCGCGTTCGCCGTGGCGTCGCGCTAAGACGCTTTCACCGGTAACAGAGAAAGATGCGCTGGTGATCGCGCTGGAACTGTCCGAAGGACTGCAAGGCGTGTCCACGGTCCGTATCGGCGTTGCTCTCGGCATCTCTGATGCTGAGGTGCACGTGCGTATGCGCGTGCACGGTGTCGAACCGGAGCCTAACGCCTTCGCGATGGGCAACGGTGAGCGAGTGCGAGGATACCGCAGAGATAAGCTTGAGGCAGCGTTCAACAGGAGGAATGACCGATGAAACTCGACTGGCAGAAAGACGAGAAGGGGACCAACCGATACGTTGCTGAGAGCTTCCAATTTCGGTACGTCATGCTGGTACCCAAGCGCGGAAAGGTGCACCTTCGCGTGCAGTATCTCGCCGATGATCCGGTGTTGTGCAAGCCCATTGATGAACGTGTGTGCTACTCGAAGGGGTACGCACAGCGGGTGGCCCAGCGGTTCGAGGACAGTGGGAAGTCGCGGCGTCTCCGATGAACGTCCGCAAGTTCAAAACTGAACTACCCGATTAGGGGGACAACTTGACACAGCATGGTGACAAACTGTCAGGGGCTCCCCGCGAAAGCAGGGGGCCCCGGCCCGACTGGCGCACGCTCGCGGCATGTCGGAAGTACGAAGTCTCGCAATACGACCCGTGGGAGGCCGGACCGAAAGAGTGGAAGCCCAGCCACACGGCCGAAGTCGTCTGCGGTACATGCCCGGTCAAACGGGAATGCCTGCTAGCGGGACTGGAAAGCGACCGCATGAACCATCACGGCGTCGCCTACCACGTGTGGGGAGGACTTGCACCCGCACAGCGCAGGGCCATCATCCGAGCGCAGAACCGCATCGGATGTCCTGTATGCAAAGGGCAACTGGTCATCTCCCCCGCTGATGAGGTATGGCAGGCATGTGCGAGTTGCGGGGTCACCTGGAAGCGTCGGAACCGGAAACCGATCCTAGACGAACACGTCGACAATCACGATCCCAGAGGCACCAGCGGCACCAGCGCGCGCGGGGCTTGAGGCGTTGTTTCGGGTGCCGCCGCCACCGGCACCGAACACCAAACCGGCCTGTCCGGGGGTGTTGGCCGACGCGGAAGTAGCACCGCCTCCGAAGAACGGGGCAGCACCGCCGACGCTTGATCGAACAGGGAACCCGAGTGCCACAATACCGGCGTTGCCCGCGCTTCCGAACAAGTTGAAGATGTTGCCACCGGAACCGAGACCGCTGCCCCCTCCGCCTGCACCCAGGTTGCCCGTGGTGCCCAGCATGGCGATACCGCCACCACCTCCGGTAATGGAGATCAGTGCACCGAACGTCGTCGTGCCGCCGTCCTGCCCGTTGGCACCAGCGGCCCCGGACGATCCGCCCGCGCCGATCGTCACGGCAATTGAGGCAGGCACAGCGGCGTCGAGGACGAATGACTCTGCGTAACCGCTACCGCCACCGGCACCACCCTCGTTCGCTTCGCCGACACCTGTTGCGGTCACTCCACCGCATTGACCGCCTCCGCCAGTGCCGCGAACACGCAGTGCCCGGAAACCCGAATACGATCCTTTGGTGAATGTTCCGTTAGCGGTGTAGGTCACCGTGGTCAAGTACCGATACCCGTTGGTCTCTACAGAGGTAAGACGGGAATCGAACGCAGCGGCCACAGCTTCCACCTGCTCGGCCAAGATCGGGCTGGACCCGTCGATGTCGCCTGTCAGCGTGATACCTGGTTTCGTCTGCGGCGTCTCGAAGCTGAAACCGTAGATGGGTGTTTCGGGCATTACGCAACTCCCACGTGAATGATGGTTGACTGACGCGTGGAGACTGACAGAGCGTTAGTGACGTTCATCGGGATCGTCACCCGTTCCACGATATGTGTCTCGCGGTTCCCGTCGTTGTACACGATCCTAATGGCGTCATACGGCCGCAGGGCCGGGTTCGGTACCGCCGATAGCCCGACATCGTAGGGAGCGCCCAGGGACCGTCTCAGGATGTTCTGCGCGGCGTTGTTGGCCTGCGCTTGCGTGGTGATGAACGACGACGAGTAGAACTTGGGGATACGGCCGAACGGGCCACCGAAAAACGTGGGGCTGGATTCTTGCGCGTCGTAGGCGACAGCGCGCACCGGCGCGAGCTGGTCCGCCCCCTCACCCGTGACCACCACGGCGTTGTAGATGCCGTCACGGGAGATAGACCGGTCAGTGTTCACCATGACGCCGCCTGCACCCGCCTTGACCTCCCAGATGGGTACGTCCTCATCAGGTGCAGTGAGGAAGCTCAACCGTCCGATGTTGTCCCAATAGAAGATTTTCCCGAGGCCTTCGGCAAGCGTCTTGAGGACTTCGTAACGGGACTCTTCCGCGATGAGGGAGCGACCCAGCTCGGACAGGTCGGAGTCGTCATCCCAGATGATCGTAGCGGCGGGGTACACCTCGGTAACGACTTCCGTGACGATATCGCCGACTGCGGTTCCTTGCAGCCATTGGCGCGGCTCCAAGAACCTACTATCGATGATAGTAGCCATACGGTCACTAAGGTCAAGCTGCAACGGGCCTTTCGCCGCGTTCGACTGGCTGGTCTCATTGATGCGGAAGTACCCCAGCGTTGACCACAGGATGCCGCCAGCTCCGGTGTCGACACCACGCGACAGGAAGATTTCCGTTCCGTACGGACCGAGGTCGAGGTTAGTCGCACGCGGCCAATCACCTACGACTGCCACCCCACCACTTGCGCGAATCTCAGCGGTAGCGTCGAACTCGACACTGCCGTCAATGAGCCGAAGGTCGACCCCGCTCGGATCGCTGCCCGTCTGAAAGGAGGTCAGCACTTGACAACGGAACTTGGCCGCGTGGGATCCCGATACGGGACCGGCGAAAGCCTGCACTGTAGCCATTACGACTGTCTACCCTCGAAACGCAGGATGCTCAGTCGAGTGAACCCCGCGCCTGTGTTCTGCGCCTGTATGTTGATGGTGACCACTTGACCGGGGGTGATCGCTGTGCCCCATCCGGGGATATTGAAGGTGCCCGA